TAATCTTTGCCACATTCAATCGTGATGGTTATAGTAATCTCTACGAGATTGTTACACTTGAAGGAAATGAAGGTAAGGGTTACGCATCAAAGTGTTGGGATGCATGGATTGATTATGCAGTTAAAGAAAGAAAGATGACTCGACTAAAGATGTCTTGCACTCCTTCTTCTGTCACATGGCACTATAAGAATGGATTGATTTGGTGGGCAGTTGATCCAACAGGATCACTTCGTTCAGACCAACCACTATTTTCAACGAGAGCAGAACAGATTGCTTATCGTGACTTTGCTATTGTCAATCCACTCCAAGCATTACCACCATACAAAGCAAGAGATCAATTCCGTGCTGAAGGTTTGGAAGCGTATAAGTGGGGTGAGAAGAAGAAAGCAAAAAGCCAAGCAGCAATTGATGCAGTTGGCAAGGCATGGTTGAGAGACGCATTACTAGAACAACCATCACTTGAAGAATTTTTTTTATAATGGATTACAGACTAGAACAAAATCGTAGAGAAGCGTTCATTCGCTGGTATGTTTGGTCATTAAAGTATGACGATTGCGATCCAGCAGTATGGGCGACGAACTATCTCAACAAACGATACGAACATAACGATGAACAGAAGTTATGGTTGTGTTGGTTGTATGGTAACACATACTATCTTCCAACAGCTTGGATTCTCATGAACGAGTTTCCAGACTTTGAGTTGGCAACTGTCGATCGCATGACTCAATGGAACACTGTCAACTATAAACGATTAAGATATCAGACTGATACAAAGTGGAACAAAGGACATCTCCCTGTGATGTTTGCTTCTTATCAGCAATTTATTGGCGATAAGACACAACGAGAAAGACTGGAAGAATTTTATGGATCCACTGAGGAAGAGAACTTTAATAATCTCTGGACAGGCATTAAGTCTGGGCTGCATAAGTTTGGTCGTTATTCCACTTGGTTTTATCTGCAGCATCTTAAGCATACTGCTGGTGTGTGTATCACTCCTACTAGCCTCATGCTGGATGATTACGATGGCTCTCGCTCTCATCGTAATGGATTACTTCTCGCCATTGGGAGGGATAACGATATGGATAGAAAACTCACTGGAGTCGATTATTCAAATCTGGAAGCACAAGCGAGGGACATTCTCATTGAGACGAAAGAAAGATTCCCAGAGTTGGAATCGCAAGTAGATTACTTCACAATGGAAACTTGCCTGTGTTCTTACAAGAAGATATTCAGAACAAGTCATGGCAGGTATCTTGGATACTATCTGGATCGTCAAGCAGAAGAAATCCAGCAGTGTGAGAAAGATGGTTGGTATGGTATTGATTGGAATGTTCTATGGCAATCAAGAGAAGAAACTATTGACTTGAGATTAGACCATAGACATGGTATCAATAAAGATAAATTTAGTTCATTCCTTAACTCTGGTAAACTAGAGAATCTGGATTGGATGTTTAATGATGAAGAACCTATATTAAATGGATTGGAGATGTTTACATGAGTACGATAATTGGCACAGGTATACCTGATGGTTTAACAACTGGTAGTGTTACCATATCAACTAATGCTGCTGTTTCTTCAAGCAGTCTATCATTTGGTGGATGTGGATTTGACATGGAAGACTTTCTTGATACGCATTCGTTCAATAAAATTACAGTTGAACATAAGGTAGCTGAGTTCGAGTTAGCCAAACTAAAAGAAACTGTCCCAACCTATGCAGACGAGATTAAAGAAAACTTGTCTAAGAATCTTGCAAGAGATATAATTAAGAAAACTACATTCACTAAGAAGCATAATGTAGATAGTGACACTCATCACTTTCTCGGAAGAGTATGGGTGTTCACAGAAGATGAATTGAAGAACTTAATTAAAGAAGCACGAAATGTTTAATGATAGATTCGGTGTCGATGACACTATTAATATTGTAAAGGTGACTAACCCTATGAAGACTCGCAAGTTGGTTGCAGTTGGTGGACAACCTGGAACTGGTAAGACCACTCTATTCCGTAAGTTTATGGAAGATAAGAAATGGATCGAGGTCGAGCCAGCCAAATTAGTATCTGCCATGTATAATGAAGAGATGGATCTTTATATTCTTGGTAAGTATCAAGAGGGTGAAACATTTGCTGGAACAGATCGCCTATCAATGGCAGTCCAGCCAGAACTACAAAAGTGGATTCAGACTCATAACTGTAACATTCTATTTGAGGGAGATCGAGTCTTCAATCAGTCTTTCTTAGAGTTCGCCATGGGACTACCGAACACCGACCTTCAGGTGGTCTATTTGAAGACCACTAAGGAAGTCCTAGAACAACGATACAAAGATCGTGGTTCCGACCAGTCTGAACAATTCCTAAGAGGGCGAGAAACTAAATATAGTAATCTACTATCAAACTTTGAACTGATGCCTTATATTACCGAGTTTAGTAACACTAACTTAGAGGAGCAGGGAAAGGTACTCACATTCTTGGAAGGTAATTTCAAGATGTAAAATGCCTTTCTGGGATGTAAAATGCCATGCAATTTTGAATTCCTAGAAAACGCTAATTACGATTGGATGGATCTGCTCAACTTTCACGAGCGTCCATTCAGAGCAAAATTTATACCTTCAAAAGTCTGGCAAGACCTAGACAACTATTGCAACGATAGTAAGGGTCTTTCAAATTACTTCAAAAAGTGGAGAACTAAAGTTGAGTTCCTCCCACAAAAATCCAAAGCCAAAATGTACGACAACTATGTTGCCGTTGGTGGTGAATATGGACCAGATGAACGACAGTGCTGTATCCAAATATACACTACTGCTTTCGATAGATTCCCATTCACAAAAGATACTTGGAACAAGTTTAAGTATCGTATAATCCAGACTCAAATGCACGAGCTAATCCACTTCATGCAATTTGATCGAAGAGGAGACGAGTGGTCAAACTACATCGTTCCTTACAAAAAAGTAAAACATGAAAAGAAGAACATTGAGAGAAGATATCTCTCCGAGTTCGATGAAATTCAGGCATATGCCCACTGTGTGTTACTTGATTTCAAAATCTACAAACCAACCATCTCCACAGAAGAACTAATCAATAGAGCAAAATACTCTAAAGATTCTTCAACACTCAACTACATCCTCAAAGCATTCAATTACGACTATCGTAATAACGCTGCAATTCCTAAGTTGATGCAGCAGATTGCTAAGTGGGATCGTAAATATCAGCGAACTATACGAGCATCTCGTCGTCCTAAATAATAGGTTATAAAAACCTATTGTTAATGGAATCGAATGGCGGAACCACAGAATTATTCAATCGAAACTCTAATCACAGCATTGGCTGATGTCGGTTATACAGATGTCAAAAAACTGAGTGATAAGAAAGTGGCTGTTCTTACAGACAAGAACAGAGTCTCCACGCTTGAAGATATCCAAATCAAACTAAGAGGACAATACGATCCATCACCTTCATCTGAATCTTCAGTTGGTCGTGTGAGGGTTCAACAATTTCAAATTCTTGCTAAGCCAGCAGGCAAACAAGGTAAAGCATCCGCTGGTGTTGGTAATGAAGATTTTTTAATTGATTGGATTAATGATACAGCAAAGACTGGTCCAATTAATGTAATTTTCAAATCGCCAAATAATACATATGTTGTTAATGGTTGTAAGAAAGCAGTATCAGTTGGTACTGATACTGCTGGTAGAAAAAAGGCAGATGTTATTCTTGAGGATACTGCTGGTGTTAGATACTCTATTTCTATCAAGAAAGATGATGCAGAGACTTGGGAGTCTGCTGACTCATACTTTAGCGCAGAAGCCAAAGGTATTATTGATAAAGCGGTGGTCGCCAAAAAGACTAAATTAGTAAAGCACAGCACATATTATACCATTGAACCAAATATAGCAGTTGCTGCTAAACTGCAAGAAAAGAAAGCAGTAGTATTTGGTTCAGATTTAATTCCAGGTGGTGCAGTTATCACTAAAACATTTGCATCATCTTCTTTTAGCCAAGAGGATGATACGCTGACAGTGACTGTTTCTAATATTATAACTAAATTAGAACATGTTCATGGCGATAAAGATGTTTTCTTTCTTATCCGTAATGACAAGACGAGAAAAAGTATTAAAGAGTATCCAGGAATTAGAGTACTGGCTTCCTATAAAAAACGCATTAACAAAAATGTAATTGTAGTCGAGAGATAAAAACTATGTTAAATTTCAAATCATTTCTTAAAGAAGAAAATAACCTAATACTCGAAAGAGCATTGTCACAAGACTTAGAGTCTGATGATAAAGGTAAACTGCACGAGTTACTTTTGGCAAAACATCTTCATGCAGATAAACAACTTCCATTGCATCATCGTTCTGAATCAGAGAACGAAGAGCATGCTGGTACTCCACAGCAAGTTCACGATCGCTTAATGAAGAAGGTTGGTAAAGATGCATACGATGAAATTGATGCACATGCTAAAAATACAGCTGAAGCATTTAAAAAACATCTTCAAGAGCAAGGACATATTGGTGATCATGCTCATATTGGTGATGTTCATTGGACATCTAACGCAGACAAACCAAACAGCCCTGGAGACCATTTCAAGACAGTAAAAGATGCAAATGGTAATGGTGTATCAGATCCAAATTCAAACGCTGACTTGATTCTCACTCTTAAAAATAAAGAAGGTAAGACAGTTGGATACCATGGTGTATCAGCTAAGTATGGATCCAATGAACCAAACTATCGTAATCCAGGTCTTGACTCTATGGAGAAGACTGCTGGTATTGAAAAGGGTAGTTTGAAAGCATTGACTGATGCTCACCATAAACATATGGAATCACTTGGATATAATGGTTCTGCTGATCAAAAGAATATTCAGTACAAAATTGATAAGATGGGTATTGATAAGGCAAGAATGGAACACGCCAAACTACAGGGTATTGCTGCAACAGGCAAAACTCTAAGCAAGAAGAATAAAATTATGCACGAACATCTGGGTAAATTTATCGATGGTCATGATAGTTTAAAGCCAAAAGAACAAGCAGAATATCTACACACTTCTAATGCTCGTGTCAATGCTGCAGAGTCTTCTTCCAGAGATGCAAAGACTGCAGTTGCTAAACAATTTCATGCAGGGCTTTCTACCAAATCTGATTCAGAATTGCGTGACATTATTCGTCAGCATGTTTCTGCTCCAACTCACATTCCGCATTCAGTTGCTCACAGTAAAGTTAAAGCTGATGGTTCTTCTGAGCCAGTTATTAAATCATCTCATAGCATTGCCGATGAACATTTGGCAAACGCTACAGATCTTTATACAGAGCATCAAGGAAGTACAGTTGTTATTAAAGGTAAACATCCAATAACCAAGAAACCAGTTCGTGTGGCTACCTTCGCTATTAAAAGTTCTTCTGGACCACATAAGAGTCTAGTTGGTACTTTCGGACTGAAATAATCCCCTCAATTCTGTAGGGTTATTGCTTGACAATTATTGCAACTTAGGGTATAATAGTGATATGATACTAGGATTTAGAGACTTTTTAACTGAAGGTGCACCAGCCGAAGAGGGTGCAAAACTTAAACACATTACTCACGCTGAGGATCGTCCACTGTTCCACGGAGCAGACGGATTCAATCATGCGTATAATGCCCTTCATGCTGCACACTATCATACTAAACAAGGTACAACCTCCAACAAG